GTAGTGCCATCTCCGAACATGGCGGCAGGGCTGGCCTTCTCGCCGTACTTGACGATGACGAACTTGCCTTGGAACTCTTGGGTGTAGGCGTTGAGCACGTCTTCTGCTGTGCGCTTGCCGCCCTTGATAGCCTGACGCTGGTGGTCGATCTGGCGGCGGTACGACTCGATGATCTCCTGCAAGGGGATGTTGACGATGCCTGCGTGCTTGTCGCTCAGAAGCAAACCTGCGGCAATGATCGTGCCCACGCCAGCCATCCAGTAGCGCTCGTCGTTGGGGGCCTTGTACTCGGCGTACATCCGGCGTACACACTCGGGCACCAGTTCGCGCAGCATGCTTGCGTTGTCCACCATGTACTGCACCAAGACCTCCCCGGCAACGCCGAAGTTGTTGGGCAGCGACTTGATGATCTCAATCTCCTCTTGCGACCACTCCAGCTTCACGTCCATGTTGAACTCGATCATGCGGCGCAGCTCACCCTCGGAGGAGTGCTTGCGCTCACCTGTCATGTAGTCAACGGCAGGGCGGTTGGATGACATCAGCGCCAGAGTAGCCCATGTGGACAGGTTCAGGCGTTCTTTGTTGGTGCCCGACTCCATACGTTCTTTGCCGCGCCCTTCGCTCATACTGAACAAGAAGGCAGGGAACCACTCGAAGTCCTTGCGGTTGTTGGTTGTGATCTCGTCCGTAATCAGCGGCAAGCTGCGCAGGTGGCCAAGGCGTTGCTGCATGGCAACAGGCGATGTGCCCGCGCCTGTGCGGTAGTGGATGGGGTGGCCCCAGATGGATGCGGCTGCATCCAACGACAACGACTTGCCAGTGCCCGACTCAGTGGACGCTACGTGCACGGTCATGCCGAGCAAGCCCGTGAACTTCATCAAGGGGGCGGCAGCACCGGCCAGCACCACGGCCAGCTGATCCCACATCTTGCGCCGCACCATCATGTTGATGACCTTGCGCCACTCGTCCAAGGAGCCAGTGGGTTTGGTGCTGTTCACAATGTTTTGCAGCTCTGTCATTGGCACCATGACGGGCGGTTTGTTTGCGCTGTACACGCGGCTTGCAAACACAAATGTGCCATCGTCTTGCCAGCCGTAGCTTGGCGGCATGTTGACGGGGGACTTCTCCACGCTCAGCTTCTCAACGCTGGCGCGGACGTAGTCGTAGAAGTTCTTGTCGTTGCCGGAACCGAACGCAGCCATGACGTTCTGGTTGGCCAAATGCTTGATCGTCTCGTCTTTGCTGGCCAGACATTTCTGTGGGACCAGCACGTTGTGCAGCTGCTTGTTCTTGATGACGCAAAAATGCACCTCATGGCTGCCGTTGTTGTTCAGCACGTCCACAGGGAAGATTGTGTTGGAGCACAGCAGCAGTTGCTTGGTCACCTTGTGGCCGTCAGCGTCCTCCTCGGAGCGCTCCAGAAATACACCACCCCTTGCGCCAAAGGCATAGCCCCGTGGCGGCTCAGGCTGGGCGATCAGCACAGTGTCGGCCTCAGTATCGGCATCGACCGCTGCACTGCTTTCAACCTCGACCATAGTCTCGTCTGTGGTCAGCGCCATCTCGCGGCCCCACAGCAGCGGGTTTGTAATCTTGCCCCAGTGGGAGCAGCCACGGCACACGCCGGGGTTCATGTCGTCCATGGCAGCGCAGGAGTACGGGCCTTTGATCTCGGCCAGCTTCTGGTGCATGCGCTCGTGGGGGTATGGGTGCAGGTCACTCAGCCACGTAGCGGCCTTCTCGCCGTCTGCGCAGACCTTGGCCCAACTGAGCATCCCACGCCAGATCGGCTCCATGCCGTCGTCCGATGCGTTCTCCACATAGTTCTGGAGCTGGGCGCAGCCTGTGCCGCTTTTGGTTTTGACCAGAATTTTTTTGAACAACGTCACGCTGTTTTGCGAAAGCGCAGTCAACATGGCCGGTGCACTGACACCCGTTGGCCTCTGCCCCGGCAGCGCCAGCGTTGAGCTGGCGGGCTTCTTCACAAACTCAGGGCCGAACCCCTCGGCCGTCATGATGGCCTCGATGTCGTCCACGGCAAAGCGATTGCCTTCGGAGATGCTGCGCACGCGAGTAGCTGCGCGTACAGCTTTGCCGTTCTTGATCCCGGTGTTGGTGGTGTCAGGCACACGCAAGACTCTGGAAGCATCGCCTGTGACAGCAGTGTCGATGGCCAGCCCGTGCTTGAGGCACAGCTCTTTGAAGCGCTTGGCAAAGGCGTACCAGTCGTCCTTGAACAGCATCTCGTCCAGCGGCCAGTAGGCGTGTATGCCCCCGCCAGAGTGAACCAGCCACGGGTCGCCCAGCGCAGCCAGCCCTGTGTCTTCGCAAAACTTCTGCAACGCCTGCGCCGCAGCTTTGGCGCTCGGGTATGACTTGGCCTTGATGACCAGCTCCCCGTCCTTGTCCGGCACCGGGATGTCTTTGGGGTGATTGCAGTCAAGGTCCACGGCCAGCACTTGGCTGGCGTGCATGTTCTCTTTGGTGCGGTCCTTGTCCGTGCCGAACGTGCCCAGCGCAAAGTATGTGTCGTATCCAGCCTGCGCCCACTTCTCAACGGTGGGCATGAGTTCCTCAAGGGTTTGTCCGAAGACGTGTTGTTTCTTCTTTGAAAGTTCTACCGCGCAGTAATAGCCATTACCCGGAGACGGCAAAACCGCCGCCATCAAATCAAGCGGAGTCATGGAGGTCCTTCGGGAATTGTTTACTTGAGGTCGTCTTCGGTGGCGTCCAGCAGCTTGGCGAAGCGCTTGTACAGCTCTTTCACGACTTCAGCAGGCACGGTGTAGTTGGCCATGTAGATGTGGCGCAGCAGTTCTTCGTCGGTCAGGGCTTGAGGTTGTACTCGTGACATATTCTTCTCCATGCCTCGTCAGCGTTCTGCGAGGACTGCATGATTGTTAAAAGGGTTTCCACGCGGTGGCGGTACGCGACAAAGACTTCTGATCCGTTGAACCAGTTGTAGACGGTCTGCCGTGTGACGCCGAGGGCGTAGGCGATTTTGGTGACAGGGAAATCCAAGTGGATAGCCCAACGCCCAAGCTGGTTGCCCAGAGACTTGGGAGTCTTCATCACGTCGTCAATGATTTTTTGTGAGTAGGCCATGGTAGTAGGGGCCGAAGCCCCTTGTGTTTAGGTCTTGGCGGGGAACAGTTGCGCCAGCACGGACTCGTACTGAGTCTTGCGGCGCTCAAGCAGGGCTACCTTGTCCAGCTTGTCCAGCAGGCTCGGGAAGTTGATGTCTTCCTTCGCGCATTGCTCTTGAATGTCGGCTTCCAAACGAATCAACTCGTCGTCCAGCTTGGCCATTTCCAGCTCGGCTTGGCTGCGAACCTTGCGTGCGCGAATGGGTGCCAGTGCTTCTGACAGCTTCTCCTTGGACATGGCGATGATTTCTGCGAATGGTTTGAGTTTCATGTTGCTTCTCCTGTGAGTAAAAGTTTGTTGTCAGCTTTGCTGAGAAAACTCAGCGGGTCTTTGGGGTCCTGCTTTGGCGCATCCCCCGGCAGTAGTTGCGGCGTCTGTGCCGTGTTGTAGAGCTTGTTGTAGTACGGGTCTTGCTGCATCCGGCGGTACTCTTCTTCTTGTCGGCGCTGGTACATCTCGCGCTCATACGCTTCGCGTGGCGTCATACCGTACATATCGCGGTTGAAGTCGTAAAACACACTCCCGCCTTGTATTGCTCCGATTGCCATGTGCTTCTCCTTGCAGGTGGGGGTACTCGCTGCGTCTGTCAGTGGCAGGAACGCCACCCGTGCCAGCATCCGCTTTCCCCCCGATGCGATTACTCGTCGTCCCAGTCGGACACGATGTCAGCCAGCTTGGACTTCTTGGCGGGCACGGCACCACCTTTGGCGGTCTCCTTGCGCACTTCGGGTTCGTCCGTTTCAGCTTCTGGCTCAGCCTTGACCTTGGCCTTGGCGGCTTTCGGTGCGGGTGCTGGAGCCTCGTCTTCTTCCTCCACCACAGGCGCTGGCTTAGCAACGGGCTTGGGCGCAGCACCGCCGATGTTCATTGGGGCAGCTTTCACGCCGTCGGCTTGCGCCACGGTCAGGGTCACAGCCTTCTTGGCATCGTCAGAGTCGCCTTGGGTCACAGCGATCGGGTACTCGTCATCTGTCAACCAGCGCGTTGGCGCGAAGAACAGCTTGGGAGACTCGGCCTTGGTGTCGAACTTCATGCGCGTGACGATCTGCTCGGGGTTAACCGGAGGTGTCTGCGCTGCCAAGAAGCGGGCGTAGGCTTGCAGGGGACGCTTGTCGCCTTCTTCCTTGCCGAAGATGCTGGTCGCTGGGAGTGTCAGTTGCAGCACATCGCCTTCAGGGTTGTTGGCCAGCACAACAGCAAGGCGCTGTTGGAAGCGGCAGGCACGGCTGTTGCCGTTACCGGAACCGGCTTCGTTCTGTGGGCAACCCATGCAGGTCTTGCTCTGGGGAGCAGCGATGCTGGCGTCAGGCTTCTCGCCGTCATTGCTCCAGCAGTCAGGGCGCACAATCGCATCGGCGTTGTAAGCACCGGCGTAGAAGATGCGGCTGACCTTGGGGGCAGCGCGAACGATGATGACGTCAAGGTGACGGTCTTCGATACTGGTGATCTCCTTGCCGCCTGCCACCAGACGGAACACGCCGCCTTTGATGGAGATGCGCTTGGTGGACAGACCAGCACCGCCGCCCGTCAGGGCCTTGGCTGTGTCAGACAACTCGTTGTTACGAGCAAATGCGGGGACGTTGGACGAATTGAAAAGCGTAATGTTGCTCATGATTGCGTTACTTTCTTGCTTTGGTTACACGAATGTCGAACTCAGTGACTGAGTTCAGCCCCGGCGGCAGAACACCGGGGTTCTCTTCCAGAAACTGCGCCATGTTGGTTTGGGCGATGCGCTTCTCCAACAGGTCTACGACTTGATGCTCAAGCACGAATGCTTTGAACGAGTCCCAGTCCTGTGTGTTGTAGCGCGTCTTCTTCATCAACGACACGGTTCCCGTGGAGGTCTGGACCGATGTCAGGCCGAGGGCCTTCATCTGGTCTTTGATGGCGAGGCGCACTTGCGTGCGGGTCTCGTCCAGCTCAGCGAGCTGGCGGTCAAGGCCTTCCATCTTGGCCTTGATCTTTGTGTGGATGGCGACCAGCTTGTCGAGCGGAATTGCTTCGACTTCCGGTGCTTCTTCGATGTCTTCGGTCATTGCTTTCTCCTAATGTTTTTGTCAAGCGTTGGACAGTTTACATGGGTTTTTTCTTTGCGCAACCCCCTTTCAAGAATTTATTTCCAGTGTGAACATCTCGGTCAGAAGTAAGCTGTCACTAACTTTCGCTCCGAGGGCTTTAAACATCTTGGCCTCCACCGGGGAGCTTTGGATGTGGAAGACTGTCACCTTGTCGGAGTCCTGCCCCTTGCGGTCGGCACGGGCAATACACTGGATGTACTGCTCCACGCTCATCAAGGGGCCGTAGAACACCACGGTGTCAGCGGCAGTCAACGTAATGCCGTGCGCTGTGGCCGCAGGCTGCATGACCAGCACCCTTGGGTCGGGGTCGGTCTGGAAGCGGTGGATGATGTCGCCGCGCTTGCTTGCTGACACGCCGCCGTGGATGCACTCGTTGGTGATGCCCTTGGCTGTCAGGTGTCGCTGGATGGTCTCGATGCTGGCGCGGAACAACGCAAAGACGATGACCTTGCGCGATGTCTCCTCCAGAATTTCCTCCAGCACGCCAAGCCGTGGGCCAGCGTCGAACTCCACCACCTCTTTGGTGTCGGTCAGTGCAGCACCCGCCGAGACTTGCAGTAGCTTGCTCAGCATAGCAGCGGCGTTGACCGCTGTGATGACCTCCCCTGCAGCTTGCACCAGCATCTGGTCCTTGAGCATGCTGTAGTACTTGGCCTGCTGCGGAGTCAGCGGAACCTCGCGGGTAAGCGTCATCACTGGCGGCAAGTCAAGGCACTGGTCTTTGGAGTAGCGGATCGCTGGCTGCAGCGCATTGAACACACGGTCACGCGCATCAGGCTTGGGTGCCCACTTGTACAGCGTGATCTTGTTCATCACCGAGTCGCGCCATCCTGTGAAGAACATCGGCACGTTGTCAGGGTTGACCAGCTTGGCCAGCCCGTACGCATCAGAAGGCGACTGCGATGCAGGTGTGCCCGTCATCATCCACAGGTGTGTCTTCGGCCCGATGATGGACTTGAGTGTCTTCCAGCGTTTGGTGGTCACTGTCTTGTAGGCGTTGGCCTCATCGACAATCACCAGATCAAAGCGGCCGTCGTTGATGATCTCATCTGCAATCAGGTTCAGCCCGTCGTAGTTGCAGATCACGAACTCGTAGTCCTGCTGAATCATCTCGATGCGGCGCGATGCTTTGTTGTGATGCGCCACGATGGCCGAGCGGTGGATGATGCTGTTGTTCAGATCACTGAGCCACGCGGAGTGCATGATCGACAGTGGGCACAGTATCAACACACGCCGCACGAAGCCAAGCTTCATCAGGTAGTCAGCCGCCCACAGCGATGCAAGCGTCTTGCCTGTGCCGGGATCGTTGAAACAGAACGCACGCTTGTGCATGGTCAGAAACGATGCGGTGTCCACTTGGTGAGCCATAGGCTTGTAGCGCCCCGGCCAGTCATAGCGCCTAGTGATAGGCGATTGAATGTCTTTCACGCCGAGGTTCTTTAGAACACGCGCCTCGTCCAAGCCCCAGTACACAGCCACATCGTAGCTGCCATCCTCGCGGTCAAACACTTGGTGCTTGGGGATGATGCTGTACTTGTCCGGGTTGCGCGTTCTGAAGACAACGGCTTTGTTGTCGATGATGTCCACTGCTTCTCCTTGGAGTTATTTGTTGTCGCCTTGATTGGCTTTCTTCGCACGCAGTCTCAGGTTGCCCGGAGTGGATGCGCCGCCCTTGCGTAGCGGCTTGATGTGGTCGATGTCTTTGCCTGCACGGTCGATGCCTTTCTTGTCGTATGCACGACGCGCACGTTGGCGCTCATGCTGGTCTGAGTCTGGGCCGGACTTGCCGGTCTCCAGATCGCGTTTGTATTCCTTCTTGTAGTCTCTGGTTGCCATATCAATCTCTCTTTCGATTGTGTTCACAGGTTTTAACAACGCACCACCCGCATAGCGGTGTGGGCTTGGGGTTCCACACCCCGGTCTCATGCGCCTTTTCAATGCGGGCAACGCGCTCCCGGTAATCCCACCAGTACTCCTCGGCTTCACCGCGCAAGAAGCTGGCCTTGACCAAGTCGTTCTTGACCACGAACAGCAGACCACCGCTGACTTTGCGGATGTGCGGGAAGTGCACGAACACCATCAAAGCCATCAGCCGAAGCTGCTCCCGATCCGGGTACTTGTTGTTGCCCGTTTTATAGTCCACCACGCGAGCTGTCAAGTTGTCATCGTCGATGATGAGCAAGTCGGCAATGCCGCGCACCCATACATCTTTGTCCATGAATCCGCAAGGGCGCAGATCGGCCGTCACGCCCATCTCGTGCTCACACAGCTTGCGACCGGGCTTGGCCTTGAGCGCATCGAGCATGTCCTTGACGAACTCAAACTGTGGCGGCAGGGGCGTGTTGTCCTTGATGTAGAACTCCGCCGCTGAGTGCAGCTCCTTGCCGTACAGCGTAGCTTGCGTGTCAGTGAACGGGAACTGCTTGAGCACCTTCACTGCGTGATAGCGCCGGGGACAACCTTCGTAGTCCTTGAGCGCTGAGTGTGACCATTTAACTGTCATCGTGCTGCCTTTGTGTTTTGTTGAATCCACTGAAGATGTTCGCCCACTTCGGTGTACTCCTCGATGGGTACTACCCGCGTTGAAAACTGCATCTTCTCATCCATCTGCATGACCAGCACGCCTGTGCCGTAGAGCAGGGCGTGTTGCATCATCTTGTCGAAGTCGTCATCGGGCTCCATCAGAACCTCGCAGATTGAATTGCTTTGGTGAGCCTGTTGCTGAACTCTTCGACGAAGTGCTCGTCGTTGTTCAGGTCAGGGCGGTCCATGCTCTCAAGTATGGCGTGTGTCAGCTCATGCCAGAACGTCTCTTGCAAAGCCGACAGCTTGAGCGGTATGCCGTGGTACGACTTACGCGCCAGTGTGATGGTGCGCTTGGCGTAGTGCACCTCGCCCATGTACAGACGCTCACGCATCGCTTCTGCGATCTCCACGCTGTACCAGTTGTCCCCCACTTTGATCTTCTTGGGTAGTGTCAGTTGCTTCATTTGCTTTCTCCTTAGTTAAAACTTGACGCAGTGTCCACCGTGCGTCAACACGGTCCGCAAACCATCGGAACAGTTTGCGGCAATCATCTTGCAGCAGATACGGTGGCCACCCCGTCTTTTTCATATCATCCCTTTGCCAAACCATAACGGCGGTGTGCACCGACTTCTGAGTTCAGTGGGATGCCGGGCATGTACTTGGGCTCCACAATCATCTGCTCCAGCACCCAGTCAGTGGCTCCCGCGACTTCAGGGTCAGGCACGACACAGAGCAATTCATCATGCACTGTGCCTACCACGGGGTACTTCTTGTCCACCCGCAGCATGCCGTCTGTCATCACCACACGCGCAGTTCCCTGCACAATGTTGTTCGTTATCTTACCTGCGTACAGCTTGGTTGGCTTGACGCCTTCTTCACCGTACACCCAATTGCGTTGCTTTGTTTCTTTATCGACTTCGTTACGTAAGTTCGGATACTTGAGGGTCATGCCCGAGGGCAAGACGATCTCTTCTTTTCTGAACGTGACGCATTTATACACCACCTCTTCGCCGCCGTAAAGAGACTTCTCCATCAGCTTGGCGCACATGTCCCAGAAGCTAACCACAGGGTGCGATGTCTCCCGGTAGATGTCGATGATCTTCTTGGCCGCAACGCAGTGGATCAGCAGCTCCCGCTCCGTGCAGATGTGGGGAATCTCCCGGAGCTTCTTAACATTCTCGTCCCACCCAACGAAGCGGTCGATGTAGGCGGCATCCACACCGAGCTTCTTTGCGAACGCTTTGTCGTAGCGTACGGGAGGAGCGCCAAGGAATCCAACGAGAAGCTGGGCAGCGAAAGACGCCCAGCCGAGCTGATACCCGCAGCCAAGCAGCGCCGACTTTGCAGACTGTCTAAGGTCTGGATGGCTTTCTTTTGAAAGGCCGGGTATGCCGAACATCTGAGCACCGAAAGCGGCATAAGCGTCACGGCCAGACCTGAAGATGTCGAGCAAATCTTCGTAGTCCGCAAGCCACGCAAGTACTCGCGGTTCAATTTGCGAAAGGTCCCCAACGACAAGCTGGTGCCCCACCGGTGCCATGATTGCTTTGCGTAGGAACGAACCTCGCTTGAGGTTTTGCATGTTGATGGCGCTTCCTTTAGCAGCAGTCCAACGACCCGTTGCCGCGCCGTAGTAGCTAAGAGGAACCGGGAGCGCGCCCCTGCCCGAGATGTCCAAGAAGCGCTGGGCACGAGTTCTCTCGGTTGTAGACTTAACCCGAAGACGCGCTTCACAAAGAAGGGCAACGTCTTCACGTTCACCGTTAAGCAGCGCTTGAAAAAGCGCGTCATTCTTTGCAAAAGCAAAGGCCTCCTTCCCAGTGGTCTTGCTGACTTTTGTAGGGGGAGTGACGCCCATGAGAGTAAGTACCTCCGCAAACTTTGGGTTCGACGCAAGTGCAGCTTCCTCGATGCCGAGTTTCTTGAGTAGACCTTCACGCTTTTCTCCTTCTTCAGTCAGCGCCTTGATGAGCATCTCCCGGTCAAGCTCAAGGCAAGCGTTTGTGTACATGCGCAGGGTCATGTCAATCAGGCGCAACTCCTTGGCGGGGTAGCCCGCGATCATGCGCAGGAAAATCTGCTCACACAACCATGTGTCGTGGCAGCAGTAGTCGGCCAGTATCGCCTCCACATCGGCAGGCAGCTCGTCCAGAATGTTCTCTGACGGAGACAGGCCATCGCCCTTGGGCGGCAGACCGAAGCGCTCCGCGAGCTTCTTCAAACTGTTGCCCACCTCCACGCCGTGCAGCGCACGGCCCATGGACAGCGTGTCGAAGATGAACGCAGGCTTGGCGTTGTAGCGCCAAGCCATGACAGACACGTCGAACAGCGCGTTCTGTGCAACCACAGCAGTGCGGCTCCAGTCGATGCTGGCAAAGAACGCAGGCAAGTCCTTGCGTGTCACCCATACTGGGCTGTCATCGCTGCCCAGATACTTCCATGACAGGCCCCATGCTTTGAAGCGTGGGTCACGCACGTACTCCTCGTTGGTCTGGTGTGTGAAGCCCAGCTTGATGTGCTGTGCCCGGCCCCACGAAGTCTCGAAGTCCAGCACGATGGCTTGGTCGTATGGCGCGCTCAATTAAACATCTCCTTGGGTGGTGCATCGCGCATGGTCAGCGCCTGCGTCATATCGTATGCGTGGCTGACCATGTCGGCCATCTCCAGCTCGTCAGCGCCAACGGAGAACGTCATCATTGACTCCCCAGTATCGACCAGCACAACGGCTTTGCAGGGTAATGTGTCGTCGTAGCACTTGGCCAACATCATGATGAGCTTTGCGAAGTGTGTGCGCAGCCCCTCTTCTTGTTTGCCCAGA